TCTCAGTGTCTGTAACACCAGGCATCACAACCTCTTTTGATATTCAGTTTGATGATACAACTCGCAGAACATTTATCAATCCCATTAGTTTTGGTGCAGCTGCTGTAGATGTAAACAAAGATCAAATTACACTTCCCAATCACGGATATAAAACTGGTGATAAAATAATTTACAAATCAACAAGTCCAGCGAGTCCATTATTTAATGATTTTACATACTTTGTTGTTAGAATTGATAAAAATACAATTAAATTATCTCAGACTGCTTTTAAATCTAAAAAATTAATACCTGAGTGCATATCACTTACATCAACTGGTTCTGGACACAAAATTGCTCTTATCAATCCACCGTTGTCATTAACTCGTGGATATAAAGTTGGATTTGCTGTATCTGATACATCTCTAACTCAAGTCATATCTGGAAAGAGAACACAGGTGTTTGATTTTGAATTATTCAGAGATACAAACTTTACAAATCCATATTTTAATAACCCAGAAGACGACGGATTCCAAGTCATAGGTGTTGGAACAGTCGGAGTTACAACCACCGCAAGAGTTGATTTATCTGTCACAGATAACACTCCAGAAGATTTATTTTACAAACTAACACCTGTAAATTTAAATATTAACGCTCCATTAAAGAGAAATCCTATTGTTGATACTGATGTAATTAATCATTCAAGTTTAAAAATTTCAGATAGTGTTTATAATGGTGATTATGTAATTACAGGAATAGGAAGCACTACATTCTCATTTGTGTTACCATCTCAACCAGAAAAAGATGGATATACAAAAGAAGAGGCGACAACTTTAAAATATAACACATCATCAACTAGTGCCATAGGCTCTATAAACAAAATTAGAATAATATCAAAAGGTAGAAACTACCAAAATATTCCTGTTGTTACATCAATCGGTTCCACTCTTGGAGTTGGTGGTGTGGTTAGATTGAATAGTAGTGATATTGGTAAGTTAAGAAACTACACAATTAAAAACTTAGGATTTGATTACTCAGCAGATAAAACAATACAACCATCTGTACAATTACCCCAAATATTAAGATTAGATAGATTATCTACAATTGAAAACATAGGAATTAGTTCTGGTGGTAAAAATTATCTTGAACCACCAAATATCGTTATAATTGACCGTGTAACTGGTTTAACTAAAGATGAAGTTCTGACTGAAACTGATTTACAAGGAACATCTATATCTGAAGTTAGAATTTTAAGAAATACAAACTCTTTATATGATACAAATCCAAAAATAGTTGCTACTAATAATAATAACGGAATTAAAGTTAAAGACTTAGATTTTACATCTGGAACAAATGTTGTCACATTAACTCTTGAGGGTAGTTATACTTCATCAACATATCCATTTACTTTAGGTGAGAAACTGTATGTTGAAAACATTGGTATTGGTTCAACAGGAAGTGGATTTAACTCATCAGATTATAGTTATGAACCTTTTGTAATCACTGGTGTTAATACAAATCCAGGCGGAGGGAATGCAACAGTCTCCTATAAACTAGATTCTTCAGTTACACAGCCAGGCACGTTTAGTGCATCTAAATCATCTGGACAAGCGATACCTTTTGAGAATATTGCACAATTTGATATCGGTGTTGACACAAATCAATTTAGTGTTGGTGAAACTGTAAGCACAGGTGATAAACAAGGAACTGTTGTTGCATGGAATGAGAATAATAAGTATCTAAAAGTTCTTTCAAACGATACTTTTGAAGTTGGAGAATCTATTAACGGCGCATCTTCAAAATCTATCGCACTAATCGAACAGACATCAAAATTTAGTTCTGTTTTCAATATTGATTCTAACTCAGAATTTAGAAGTGGATTCAGAAAAGAAACTGGAAAGTTAAACACTGAATTACAAAAACTCGCAGATAATGATTACTATCAAACATTCTCATATTCATTAGGAAGCACTATTGATTATGATACATGGAAAGATCCAGTTAATAGTTTAGGTCATGTTGTTGGATTTAGAAATTTTGCAGATGTAAGTGTTGTATCAACAGCTTCCACAGATGATAAGAATCGAAGAAATGCATCTGTAGGTGTTAGTTCTGCTGTCGCTGTAGTTGTTGCAGATTTGATAAGTGAGAATGAATCTCTTCATAATTCATATGATTTTGATTTAGTCACAGAAAATTCTAAGAATATTGGTGGAGAGTTTGCTTCTGATGAAATTAATTTTGGTAATAAAATTCTAACAGATTACATTGAATCAAGAACAAACAGAGCAATTTCAATTGATAGTGTCAGTTCTCAATTCAATGATTTACCTCGTGCAACTGCATTCTCTGATGTCTTTGCTTTTGATATTGATGAAGTTGATGGTGTTAAATTCTACGTTTTACTCTTTGACACTAGATTTTCAGGTGAAAAAGAAATCATTCAGGTTAATCTAATTCATGATAGATCTGTTGGTTATATGATGAAGTTTGGTCGTGTGGAAACATCTATTGATCTTGGTGATTTTGATTTTGCAATATCAGGAACAACAGGAAATCTAAGATTCGTTCCAGCAAAATCTAAGTTTAACAACTATTCACTAAGAATATTTGCAATAGAAACATTTAAAAATACAGTTGCGGCTGAGGGAGATATTGGAACTGAGATAAACGTTGGAGTTGGTGTTAGTGTTATATCTTCATCAACTGGTATTGGTTCTACTGACCCATCTCCAGTTCAAGTTGTAGGTTTTGGAACAACTGCGATTACAACTTCTAAATTACTTGTTCAAACACAAGAGATAGGTGGTCAAGAAAGAACTCAGATAAACGAGTTAGTTGTATTGAATGATAGTGAGGAAGTATATTTACTAGACTATGCTCAGATGATTAATGATAATATATCTGGAACTAACGCTCCAAGTGTAGGACTTGGAACATTTGGTGCAGATGTAAGGTCTGGTATCACAAGTGTTTACTTTACACCTGAGACTGGAATCGGTGTAACAATGAGAGTTCATCAAACATCCATTGGTTCAACTGCAACAGGTATTGGAAGCACAACTATATCACTGACAGAAGTATTATCCACAACAACTAATATTGCAGCGACAGGAACTCCACAAGCCACAAGAATTAGTGGAATTAATTCAAATACATACACAGCCTTTGATGCACTAATTGAAATACATGATACAACAAATGATAAGTATGCTGTCACTCAGGTAACTGCAATTCATGATACTAATGAACCTTTCTTTACAGAGTTTGGTTACATAGACAACTTCTCTACAAATAACACTTCAACATCTGGACTTGGAGTGATTGGTGTTGGTTATTCAACAGCTTCTGGTGGTGATATTGAACTTCGTTTAACTCCTCCAGCAAATACAGCCATTACAACTAAAGTATTCCAGTATAACTTTACAGAAACTGGAACAGGTGGAGTTGGTTTTGTTACATTTACAAATTCTAGATTAAAGGCTGCTGAGGGCGCCTATACTGGAACAGAGAATGACATTAAGTTTTCATTCCCTCTAAAACATGCTGGAGATCCAATATTCCATAAGACATTTGATTCATCAGATGCTGCTGTGGTTGATGTTACAAATGATACATTTGTGGTTAATAATCACTTCTTCCAGACTGGTGAAGAACTAACCTATACACCAACTGGTGCTGGTACAACAATGAGTATCGGTATTGCAGCAACAGCGATTAGTGGAATCGGTGTTACCACAAAATTACCATCTACAGTATTTGCAGTTAAACTTGCAGAAAATAAATTTAAGGTTGCAAGAACAGCGGCAGAGGCACTTCAAGCAATTCCAAAAGTCATTGATGTATCAGCTGTTGGAGTTGGAACAACTCATTCATTTACCTCAAAGAACCTTAACTCTAAGGCTTTAATAACTCTTGATAATAATATTCAAAGTCCAGTTATACAATCTCCTGTAAATGTTAAACTATCATTTGATGCAGCGTTAGAGACAGACTTCATTACGATAACTGGTATATCATCATTCTTCTCAGGTGATACAATTAAAGTTAATGATGAGTTCATGAAGATTGATACTGTTGGTATTGGATCTACAAATAGAATATTAGTGAGAAGAGGAAGACTTAATTCTGCAATCGCAAATCATAGTGCTGGTGATACTGTTACTAAGTTCTTAGGTAACTATCAGATTGTTGAAGATACAATAAACTTTACAGATCCACCTAAAGGTGAGAAAGGCCCATCTGGTTTGACAACCACATCTACATTTGCTGGTAGAGTCTTCACTCGAACTGGAGTGCCTGGAGGAACACAAGAAACTTACGCAGATAACTTTGTATTTGACACTGTGGAAGAACAGTTTACAGGAATCGCAACTAACTTTATCTTGAAGTCTGGTGGTTCAAATGTAACTGGATTTGCAACAAATACTGGTGTGATTTTATTAAATGAAATATTCCAGAATCCAAATGACGATTATAATATCGTTGAGACTGCTGGTATTACTTCTGTAAGTTTCACAGGTGTTGGAGCGACAAATAATTATGATGTGAATATATCATCAGTTCCTAGAGGTGGTATTATTGTTTCTGTTGGTGAGACTACAAACTTTGGTTATCAACCCTTAGTCGCTGCTGGTGGAACTGCGATTGTATCCGCTGCTGGAACTGTCGAATCTGTATCGATTGGAAATAGTGGTTCTGGTTATAGAGTTGGATTACAGACAAATATACTTGTTAAGGCTCGTGGTAGTTCTGGTATCGTAACCATAGGTAAGGCAAATGT